CTCATACTCTCTTACTAATGATCTTAAATCATCAATACGTTTTTGGGACTCTTCAAATCCTTTCCTATACTTATTATTTTTACCATACTTTGTATTAATAAATCTCATTTGAGACTTATTTAATTCAATATCTATTTCTTGAGGTAAAAGCATATCAGCTTGGAGTGAATTTATTTTATCCACTCCTTGCTGTATTGCCAAATGCATTTCGTTTACATTCATATTATACTAATGATAATTCTTTTAGTTTAGCTCTTAATAATGTTAATTTACCAGAGTTCTTTTTATCTTTTAAGAATACAACTGTATCTTGTGTTGTATCTCCTAATGTCTCATCAATAAAAATAATCTGATTTCCTATCTTTCTTAAAACTCCAGCTGTAACCATTTCTTCAATTTCAGCTTTTAATTCTAAATTCTTATCTGTAGCAATTCTAACAAATTTCTTTGGATTAGCATTTTTAAGTTCATATAAAGAATTTTCAATTTGTTCTACTGTCATTCTATCAGGATTAGTATTAGAAATTAATCTTAATACTCTCTTCATAGCTTTTTCATTAGAGGACATCTTAATAAATTCTTTATCTGCATCTTTTTTCATTTGTATTTCATTATTCTTAACTTTATCATCTCGTGTAAGGTCTTGAATATAAAATCTTTTATTAAAATCTGAATCCATTTCTTTTTTAGTCATGGCTACATGCGGATGTTTTAATGCAAACCTATATTTAATATAATCCATTATACTAAGAGGATTGTCATTATCATCCATACCTATTTCTAGTTCTACCCCAGTAAATCCAATTGGGATTGTAAGTTCTGCCCAAAATTGTTTAGAATGTTTAGGCCAATCATTGTGCTCTGGACTAACATCTAAAATTCCTTGCATATACTTTTTTTCTTCTTCAGGGGTAAATCCTTTTAGGGGTTGTCTATTTACATAAACGCTGCTTAGCTTATATATAGCTTCAGCTCTTACTGCTTTAGGCAAATGGTTTAATAATTCCTTTTGTCTAAGTGTTACTTTTTTACTCATAATAATAGTTCTTTTAAAGTTTTAATTAAGTGGATGTAAAGAATAACTCTCCGTTAATAATTTAATTAAAGCTATGGGGGATTGCTCCCCCACAACCTTAATCAAAAACCAATATATAGACGCAAATTAATGCCTATGTTAAGATGCTGTACAAGTGATGTCTAATGAAGTATCAAATCTCTTAAGAGCGATACCTGCAGTTTTCAACATATGTACAGACGCCCCGTCCACATCAGAAGCTCTAGCGGAAGTTGAATCAAATCCTCTAGGGACTACAGATCCAGCTACACACCATCTCATTGCTTCACGACCTTTCTTAGAAATCATCTGAAGGTTATTTTGACCATCATAATTTGATTGATCAACAAATACCATTCTGTAAGATTCTAAAGAGTATCCTGTAATAGGGTGTTTTGCACGAGCTTGCGCCACGGCACCATGATCAAATAATGGTAATTTTACCACATTGATTGTGTGTCCATCTACATGCTCATAGGATGTGAAGTATCCAGTTAATCCTAGGTTACGTCCTGAACCTGTGATAAATCTGTTTTCTCCACCTACTTTCCAAGATCCAGAAGATCCTGAGAAATGATTTTTAAGAGCTTCATCAAATTCTCTTGCACCACCAGTACCGGTATATAAAGTTACTTGTTTAGTTGCTGCATCAGTCATTCCGTAGAATAAATCTCCGATGATGTTCTTAAGTTTAGCTTCAGTCATTACAGAGTAAGTGTCAGTATTAACAATTTGCTCTAAAAGACCAGGACCAACGATTACAGGCTGTCCATTCTCATCTTTCATGTGAGTATGTCCGTTTGAATCGTAAGTTTTTTGACCATACCAGTAATACATTTCACACTCTTCTTTAAAGTCAAGCATGTGTAAATACTCTTCATAATCCATCCAAAGTTTAGTAGTAGATCCACCTTTAGTTGGTAGAGCAAATTCTGCTACAAAATCTTTAGCGTTTCCAGACATGTGGTAAGATTTTCTAACTGTAGTTAGTTTGTTTCTTACTAATCCTGGAGTTTCCCAATTAGATGCATTACCTCTAGAGAAATCAACTCCTACAGGTGCATACATTTGAGCCCAAAGCGCTCCTGCAGTAACATCTGCTGCTGCAACTGTTGCTGATGGTGCTGGGTTTACTAATTGTAAAGTGTATTTCCATTGAGATCCTCCAGCTACTTGCTGTGGCTCTTTCATAATACGTGCTTGAGTACCTGCTTGAGATACTAATACGTATGGGAATACAAAATGCTTGTCTGGGAAAGTAAGCTCGAAGCTTGCTCCTCCTAAACCAACATTTGATGTGCTAGTCATTGTTGCTGCTACTGGTCTCGTTCTCAATCTATGTGTTGCCACACGATATTCATACTCCAAGCGATCAATAGACTTTGTGTTTCCAACACCTTCTGTTAAGAAAGATAGTGGAAATCTTTTGTCATCTTTACCTGCTAAATGAGTAATAATTGGAGACAGTTCAGTAGGTTTAGATAACAATGCATTAGCAAGACTGTTCATATCAGTCATTTGCGAATCATTGTAAAACGTCTTTTGAACGCTTATATTTGTTCCATTTACTGCCATTTTTATAAAATTTTATAGGGTACCTATTTCCCTGTTTAGGTATATTTTTAAATATTAAGATCTAAATTATCTAAATCAAAGCTTTTCTTTCTTGTTGATCTTTTACGAGCACTTTTTACAGTTTCTTCGTTTTTAGTTATTTTTTGTCTTAATGTTTTCGTAGCCGTTGTTCTTGCCTTCTTGTTTATAATGTCCTCTAGATTAAATCCTTTATACATCAAATAATCTATAGCTAACTTTTTTTCCATTTCAGCTTCAGAGTGATCTATATCACGCTGTGTGTAACCTTCTTTAGTTACCGGCTTCGAGAGATAGTTAAAGAATTTTGATTTTTCTCTTTCTGGAACTTGCAATCCTGCAAACTCTTTTGATTCTTTAATTGTCTCTTGAACTCCATTCCAAAACTCCATTTGCTGCTCTTGCTGCTTTTGTAGTTCTGCTCTTTGTTGTTCTACTAACTGTTCTTTCTGCTGTGCTTGTACTTTACCTAAAGCATCTTTAGCTGCATTAGCTTTATTAGCTAACTTACCAGAGTCTTCATAATCTTCAAGCATTTCTTTAATAAAATCTGCATCATGACCTTTTTGTTGGAAATAATCTGAAAGAATTGCTTTTTGACTTCTCGAGTCATCTTCTGCAATTTCCATAGTATTGTAATCCAAATTAGGATCATAAGCTGTCATAAATTTTTGAGATTCTCCTCCAGCTAAAACATAGTCTAAATGTTTTTTAACTAATGGAAATTTCTCAAGCACTTCTTCAATTCTATCATCTGCCATTTGAGAAGCTACGTCTTTAGTCATTTCTGTCAAACCTTCTGCTGTATCTTCATACTCTCCTTCATATCCTAAGCTTTCTAAAATTTCTTGAACAACTGTAGGATCAGCAGGATCAGATGGTTCTTCATCTTCTTCTTCTTCTTCTTTAGCTTCTACTTCTTCTTCTACTTCCTCCTCCTCTTCTTCTTGATCTTCTATATCTTCAAGTTCAGATTCAGGTGTTTTTTCTTTTACTTCTTCTTCTTCAGTTACGCCTTCGATTGGTTCTATCTCAGCAACTGTGTCAACTCCATCACCTGCAATGACATCGTCAAAGGTAATATCGTCTAATTGTATTTTTTCATTTGGGTCCATATATATATTGTTTTAATTTACAAATTTAGTATTTAATTTAATTGGTTTTTACTTTTCTATATTTTTACTTTTCTCTTTATTATATAACACTTACCAGCATCCATACTTACATTTCTTTTTAAATCCTCCATATTCAAAAGGTACACATTTGTCTTTTCCATTCTCTGTTCCTGCATATCTATAACCATCCCAACAAGCTTTACCGTCTGCTCCTTTCTTTTTACCTCCTGTTTTAAAAGCTTCACGATAAGATTCTATATATTGGCTTGGTGTTTTATTTTTTCCTGGTAATTTAAATTCTGTACCATGTCTAAGAGATCTAAAATAATCTATAGCTCCTTGCCTACCTGTTAGATTACTCATAGCTGCAATCTCATTAAAAGTAAGATCTTTATTTACATCTGAATATTTCTTTGAT